CCTCGATGGTTTTGAAGTAGCCGATCGTGCGCATCCTGCCGCCGTCAGATATGCGGGCGGCCCACCTGCCGGTCCCCGCGTGCCAGCTCACACCGCGCACGCCGCTGGTATTATGCCGCATCAGCTTCCCCTCGCGTATGCCCTGCAGCTGACCCAGACCCACACCGGTGTCCGGATCCCTGGAGATCCCCGCGGCCATGGCCGCGGCCTGGCGGGACTTCAGCCCCCGCGCGCACTGAGGGCACATGGTGGACTTCCCCTCGCCGACCATGTCCGGCGTCTTCAGCACCTCGCGCCCGCAGCTGCACCGCCACACCCACACGGTATCGCCGCCCCTGCGCTGCTCGGTCGGCCGGATCGCCGTGAGCTGCCCGCGCACCTGGCCCGTGATGTCGAGCCTGCGCGCCTCATCCTGCAGGCACCCGCACGAGCGCTTCGCCCCCGACGTGAGCCAGCTCGACGGCACCAGGCACTCGCGCCCGCAGTCGCACCGGCAGCGCCAGACGATCGAGGTCCGCCACCTTGCAGACGTCGGCGCCAGCGCCTCGAGCCTCCCGAAGCGCTGGCCTTTAAGATCCTTCATGCCGCGTCACTCCCCGATGTGCCTGGGCGAGCCGTCGTCCATGCTGCCGAACCACCAGACCACGCACTTCAGATCCACGCCCATGCGCCGAAGCTTCGCGGCCATGCGGTCGGCCATCTCGTCGTAGCCCGCGCACTCCGAGCTGTCCGCGTCCACCTCATGCTCCTCGTAGAGCTCATCGGCGTCGTCGCCCAGCACGTCCATCGCGTCCATCGTGTCCCGGTCCATCGGCTGCGGCATCATGTAGTTCACCGCGCTGTCGCCGTACCTGCTCTCGCCGCCCTCGAATGTGATCACAATTCGCATTACTTTTCCTCCTTCTGCTTTCGCCATCCCTGATACTTCCCGCTGGTCACCCGTCCGTCGATATATGGCTCATCCTCGTCGATGATCCAGTCGCGGCCCAGCTTCTGCGCGGTCCTGAACCCGCCGCGCTGGGCCTTCTGTCTGACCGACACGGGCTCCTTCCCGTGCCGCTCTGCGTACTCCCTCAAGGTGATCATTGCCATCTTCCGTCCCTCCCGTCTTAGTACATCGTCCTCGTTCTCCTGGCCTTCCCCTTCAGGGGAAGGTGGCCCGAAGGGCCGGATGAGGTCGTTCCCCTCGGCCCTCTCCCTGCCCCCTCTCAGTACGTCGCCCGCTCGGCCAGCCTGTCGGCGAAGTCGCCGATGTGGTCGAAGCTGTCGAAAGCGGCCGCCCAGGCCTTATCGTAGTCGCCCTCGGTCTCCTTGGCGATCCTGTCCGCCTCGTCGACCCTGGCGCGGTCGCTGTAGGCCTTGGCGAACTCGCAAGCCTGCACGATCTCGATCGCCTCGTCCTCGGTCAGCCCCTTCGCCTCGATCATGGCGTCGATGGCGTCGTCGTCCCAGCCGTTCTCGGTGATGGTGTAGAGCTCCTCGGCGTCGCTCTTCAGGATGCTCTTGATGATCTCGTCGCGCTTCATGGTGTTTTCTCCTCTCATCCGGTCGGTTGCTGTCCCCTTGCTATGGTCTTATTATACATCGTATACGATGTATTGTCAATACCTTTTTTCAAAAAAGTGCAAAAAAAAATTGCCGCCCACGCAGGGCGGCATGTCGCGATCATTCCGCAGTATCGGGCGGATGGTCAGCGCCGGGGTTCAGGTAGTCGTAGATCGTCGCCTCGATCTCGGCCCGCGACACGTCATACCCGTGGTCGTGCAGCCAGGCGACGGCGTAGTCCAGCTTCTCCTCGCCCTTGCCGGCGCCGTAGATCTGCTCGGCGGCGAAGACCGCGATCTTCACGGCGGCCTTGATCTGCTCCTGCTGGGCGGTGGTGGTTCGGGCCTTGATCCACGGGATCAGCCTGTAGGTGATCAGCGCGGCCAGCAGCCCGATGACGGCCTGCAGCACAGGTGTAAGATTAATGTTCGTCATGATTCCGTTCCTCCCTTTCATGATCCAGGAAGCGCCCCTCGCGCTTCAGTCTGTCATACGTCTCCCGGATGTTCTTCATGGCCAGCTTACCGCGGCTGTTCCGGAAGTCCGGATGCGCCTCGCAGAAGGCCTCGTAGGCGTCGATGTCCTCCATGATGTCCTCGAAGTGCGACTCACTGTGCCGCCGTCCCTCGCAGATCTCATCGTAGAAGCGCAGTATCCGGTATCGGCGATTCCTGGCGGCGTCGTGCTCATCCTCACGGATGTGCTCCTTGAGCGTGGTCTGCACGTCCGTGATCTGCGCCTTGATCTCCTTCCGGTTCTCCTCCAGCGTTTCCTGCGTTTTTTTGCGATTGCTGATGATCGCCGGGATCGTGCCGATCAGCGCCACCAGTATCGGCACGCAGGCCGTCAGTATTGCGACAAAGGTGTCCATAAGACTTCCCCCCTTTTATCCCCCGTGTTTCCCCGTGTTTCCCCGTGTTTCCCTTTGCCTTCCCCTTCAGGGGAAGGTGGCCCGAAGGGCCGGATGAGGTCGTCAAACCTCCTCCACCAGCTTCCCGCCATATACGCATTTCCCGCAGCACGGGCAGGTCGCCCGCGTGTCGCGCTCGCCGCGGCTGTAGTCCGGCATATACTCAAACACCGACATCTCAAACTCGCAGCCGCACACCGGACACGCGAACACGCGCAGCTCCGGCAGCTTCTCAGGATCTCCGCCTTTCAGGATGAACACGCCATCGCCTCCATATCCTTACCGCTTCAATTGTCCCCGCCGCGACCGCACACACGGCGATGGCCATGCCCGCGACCCTCAGACACCTCAGCACCGCGCACACGGCCATATCGGCCCGCACGACCGCGACCTGTATCATCGTCTCGACAGCCATGGCCATTCACCTCCGTCTCCCCTCAGCCCTCCCCTTCAGGGGAGGGTGCCCCCGCAGGGGGCGGGAGAGGTCGTTACCTCAGCTCACTGTACTTCCCGCTTATCCACGCATTCTGATTCTTCCAGATCACCAGATCCCTCCCGTCCTCGGAGATCAGCCCCTGATACGGAAGCTCCTCGCCCTCCTTTACGACGCCCAGGATCTGACCGCCCTTGGAGATCGGCGCGGTGCGCACGAACACGGACCCGCCGGTCACGACGACCTTCCGCGCGATCCGGGTCTTCAGCACCGTCTCCGTCACCTCGTCATACACGCCCGTCACCTCGACGCCGGCCTCCTTCTGGAAGGCCTTCACCGCCGCGAGCGTCTCCTCGCCGAAGTCACCGTCGGCGCCGTACTCGGGCAGGCACTTCGGGTTCCATTTGAGCAGCAGCTCCTGCATGGCGCGCACGTCCTCGCCGACGTCGGAGTAGTGAAGCCCCGGCGTCACCGGCAGCACCTCGGCCGGGCTGTAGTCCACGCGGCCGTAGCCGTCGATATAGGTCGACGTCAGCTTGTACGACTTCTTGCATACCCCGCCGCCGTTGGTGACCAGCTTGCTCGCGCCGGACGTGTTGCCCTCGATGGTGTACACCGTCGTGCCGCTCACCTTGTACACGATGCCGACGTGCCCGATCCTGCCCTTGCTGGAGGAATAGAAGTAGATCACGTCGCCGCGCTTCGGCGTGCCCTTGCCGCGCTTTATGTAGCGGTCCTTCTTCTTGAAGGCGTTCGAGCCCGTCGGCGTGTAGTTCGTGAACGTGTATATCAGCTGCTTCGCGACCGCCTTGCCGAACGCCTTCAAAAAGCACCAGTCCACGAACGCCTGGCACCACTGCGCGTTTAAGGACCCGACGCCGCACTCCGCCTTCAGGTCCCGGTTGTACTTCGTGTAGTTGGCCTTGCCCGCGTTGCCCGTCTTTGAGTCCAGGTCCTTGTTGCTCGCCTTCTCCAGATACCCGATCTCCGCCTCCGCGGTCTGGATCAGAAAGTCCACTGCGCTTGACATACAGGTTCACCATCCTTTCATTATTCCCAAAAGCCTTCCCCTTCAGGGGAGGGTGCCCCCGCAGGGGGCGGGAGAGGTCGTCACCCCTTCCCGTCATCCCTGCCGATCACATAGAAGATCACACCCAGCACGAACAATATCATGCTGGCGATCCACGTCTCACGGTCCACGTCACCTCACCAGCCCCAGCAATCCCCGCGCCACATCCCCGATCTCCTGATAGTTCGTGATGTAGAACGTCACGCCCGCCTCCATGAGCGTGGTGAGCGTGGCCGCGGCGAAGCTCTTCTGGAGCGCCCAGGCGCCCGCGCGCATGCCGAGCGTCGATGCGTATTCCGCCACCGCCGGCGCGGCGACCAGGTTGCCCACGGAGGGCATGTAGACCACGTCCTGAAGCTGGTCGCGGTAGTCCGCCACCCAGCCCGCCACGGCGTCCGCGGCAGACGTCGAGGCCTCGCCGTTGTTGTAGATCATCGCGATGTGCCGGATGCCCGCCGCGCACGCCGCCTGCGCCGTCAGCGCGCCCCGCGCGTAGGCGATGATGTAGGCCGTGTCCAGAAGCCCGTGCTTTTTGATCAGGTTCACGACGTTCGTCACGTGCTGCGTGTGCAGCGCGTCCGTCTCCGCCGAGAACTTGATCTCCACGAACGGCACCGCGCCCGCGGCCTTCGCGAGCACCAGGAACTCCTCCAGCGTCGGGATGGTCTCGCCGTCGAAGCCCTCGGCGACGGTCGGCGTCGCGCCGGTCATCACGCCGAAGTTGTAGCCCCTCAGGTCGGCCAGGTTCGTCTCCGTGATCTTCACCGTGTCCGATTCGATCACCGCGCCCCCGGCCGTCAGCGCGTGGGTGCAGATGTCGTCGTCGTGGCACAGCACGTAGCTGCCGTCGGCCGTCGGGAACA